TGGCGGGGGTACGACAGGTGATGCTCCCACGGGCGGCAGTATCACTGGGGAAATCTTCTACTACGTCACCGATCCTTACCTCGGTCAGCAAAACGTCTAATGACGGAGGCCAATTATGGCTATGCAAACAGACGTTCAAGCGATTTCGCTAGCGGCTTCTGGCGATATTAGTGCGTACCCAACCCGTGTTCGCGGGTTGGTTATTGAACCGGGAGGTTCTACGGGCAGTGTGATTATCAAAGATGGGGGTTCAAGCGGTACGACTCTATTTACGATTAACACACTAGCTAACGGAGAAACCTTTAATGTAGTGATCCCCTCCCAGGGCGTAAGGTGCGAAACAAGCGCGTACGCAACACTATCTAACGCCAAAGTCACGGTGTTCTATGGCTAAGTCTCCTGCTTGGCAGCGTAAGGAAGGCAAGAACCCCAAGGGCGGTCTTAATGCTAAAGGCCGTGCCTCTTACAATGCTGCAAATCCCGGTAAGCCTGGGTTAAAACCTCCGCAACCCGAAGGAGGCTCTCGCCGGGATTCTTTTTGCGCCCGAATGAAAGGCATGAAAAAGAAGCTAACTTCAGCCAAAACCGCTAACGATCCGAACAGTCGTATCAATAAGTCGTTAAGGGCATGGAAGTGTTGAGTCATGGAAACAGGTGCGCTCGTTTGGAATTTGGTTACATCGTTTTTTGTGGCCCTCGTGATGTTTATGCTTAAGCATGCTTCTGATGAACAAAAGCGGATTCAGATTTTGCTAAACCGAACAAGAGAAGAAATCGCTCGTGACCACATCACTCGTGCAGAAGTTCGTGCAGACCTCGAAAGAATTATGGAACGCTTCGATGCAGGCTTTGAGCGGCTTGAAGCAAAAATTGACCAGCTTGCTAAGAAGGGGTAGAGATGCCAGCGGTCAGTGATAAGCAAGAGAAGTTCATGCAAGCTGTGGCTCACAATCCTAAGTTTGCAAAGAAGGTAGGTGTCCCTCAATCTGTTGGTAAGGAGTTTACGGGTATGAAAAAGATGAACATGGGCGGCATGGCCGCAAGCAAGATGGGCGCTGTTAAGACTGCTGCCCCCAGCAAAGACGGCATTGCTATGAAGGGTAAAACCAAAGGCAAGCAGATCAAGATGGCTGGCGGTGGCAAGATGCCCGCTATGAAGAAGGGCGGTTATATGAAGGGCGGGAGTTGCTAAAGTGATGGCGTCTCGCGGGATGGGGTGCATAGCCCCTTCTAAAATGCCCTCCGCTAAGCGTAAAGCTAGGCGAGACGATACTGATTTCGATCAGTACGCTGAAGGTGGCAAAGTTAATGCAGCGGGTAATTACACCAAGCCTGGGTTACGGAAAAAGATCGTATCTCAAGTTAAGGCCGCAGCGACTCATGGCACTAAGGCAGGACAATGGTCCGCGAGGAAAGCTCAACTCGTAGCTAAGAAGTACAAAGAAGCTGGTGGAGGTTACCGTGATTAAGAAAACTAAAAAATTTAACTCAGGTGGTTCTACATTAGGTAGTTCTGTCTCTGGAAGTTTTCCTACAGCAAAAGCTTATAGTAGTGGTCCTTTAGGGATGTCTGCTTTTGAATCCTTTCGTAAAAGCCCTCAAGGGCAAAAATGGGCGGCAGAAATTGAAGGTGTAAAAAGCGAACGGGAACCAAGAGAACAAGTGATGACCTCAAAAGGTTCTGTCGATAGTGATGATGGGACTGAATCCAGAGATGAACAAACTCCTTTGCGTAAATCTGGACTTGAAAAAACAGCAAAGGAAAAATACGCTAAAGGTGGCTCAGTTGGTTCCGCCTCTAAACGTGGTGACGGTATAGCTCAACGTGGTAAAACGCGTGGAAAGATGGTGTAGTGAAAGCGCCGCAGCAAAGTTTGAAAGACTGGGGGGACCAAAAATGGCGGACCAAAAGTGGTAAACCGTCTAGCAAAACTGGCGAGCGATACCTCCCGTCGGCGGCAATTAATGCACTTAGCCCTGCTGAATACGCAGCAACAACAAAGGCAAAGCGAGCTGGAAAGAGTGCAGGTAAGCAGTTTGTCAAACAACCGGCAAAAATTGCCGCAAAGACTGCGAGATATAGATGACCACTAGCGGCGCAACGGACTTCACCCCAGAATTTACGGAGATCGCTGAAGAAGCGTTTGAACGGGCTGGGCGTGAGATGCGCTCAGGTTATGACTTGCGGACTGCTCGCAGGTCGATGAATTTACTGACTATTGAGTGGGCAAATCGTGGCATTAACATGTGGACGATTGAACAAGGGACTGTTAACCTTGTACAAGGCACTGCGACGTACGATCTACCGAACGACACCATTGACCTGCTTGAGCACGTTATAAGAACGGGGGCTGGAAATTCCTCAACGCAAGCTGACCTTACACTTACAAGGATTAGTGTCTCCACCTACGCCACAATCCCAAACAAACTTGCTCAAGCCAGACCGATACAGATTTACGTCCAACGGCTCTCTGGACAAACCTACCCAGCAACAAGCAACTACGAACCCTCAGACACGGCGAACCCCCGATTCACAGTTTGGCCTGTCCCTGACCAAGGCACGCAAGCCTCTCCGTACTACCAAGTAGTTTATTGGCGCATGCGCCGTATACAGGACGCTGGGTCTGGTATCCAGACGCCTGATATGTCATTTAGGTTTTACCCCTGCTTGATGGCAGGGCTGGCTTATTACATTGCCCAGAAGATTCCTGAAGGTCAAGAGCGTTTGCAGTTTTTACGGGCTGAGTATGAGCAGCAGATGACCTACGCTACTGGCGAGGATCGTGAAAAAGCAGCTGTTCGGTTTGTTCCCCGGCGCATGTATTTGGGCAACACCGGGAGCTTCTGATGCCTAATCAGTTCGCCTCTGGTAAATGGGCGATAGCGCAGTGTGATCGGTGCAACTTTCGTTTTAAGCTAAAACAGCTTAAAACCTTGGTTATTAAGACCAAAAACGTTAATATCCTAGTGTGCCCTGAATGTTGGGAGCCTGACCAACCACAGTTGCAACTTGGGATGTACCCTGTCTATGATCCGCAAGCTATTCGCAATCCAAGACCTGATGCGCCATCTTATTATGTTCCAGCTCCTGGCGGAGATGGTGGCTCTCGTGTCATTGAGTGGGGCTTTAATCCTGTGGGCATGGCACGATGGTTCGACGCTGCCCTGACGCCAAATCACTTGGTCAGTTTTGCAGAAGTTGGTTCAGTTACCGTTTCTTAGGAGTCCATGATGGATAAGAAAGATTTAGCGCAAGACAAAAAGATGGTAGCCGGTGCAGTGCACAAGCATGAACGTGCCAAGCATAAAGGTCAGCCCCTGACTAAGCTCAAGAAGGGTGGCCCTACGGGTATGGACATGCGGAAGATGGGTCGTAACTTGGCTCGCGCACGTAACCAGGGGTAAGACATGGCTAAGTACAGTATGAAAAAAGGTGGGAAGGAAGTTGGTCCTGCCTCAACTTATGCGGAGCCGCATACCATGGCTGGTAAAAAGACTAAGGTTGAAGCTAACCCAGGTTCTGGTCCAGACCACCGCAATACCGACACGCTGCGTATGAGCGTTGGTGCTTACACCAACCGTGAGAATAATGCAGTCAAGACCTCCGGGATCAAGATGCGTGGTGCGGGTGCTGCGACTAAAGGTACGATGAGCAGGGGACCGATGGCGTGAATTACAGCCAGCTCGTTACAGCGGTTCAGGATTATGTGGAGAATATTTTCTCCACGACTGACATTGATACCATCATTCGTCAGGCAGAGCAGCGCATCTATAACTCGGTGCAGTTGCCCAATCTTCGTCGCAACGTAACGGGTACGGTTACGATAGGTAATAAGTATCTTCAGTGCCCTACAGACTTTTTGTCGCCTTACAGCATGGCGGCAATCCACCCAACAACGGGTGAGTATCACTATTTATTGAACAAAGACGTTAACTTTATCCGTGAGGCGTATCCGTCTCCCACATCTACAGGCTTACCAAAACACTACGCTATCTTTGGTCCTGACTACAACGCTCCACGAGAGCTGACATTTTTACTTGGTCCAACGCCTAACTTGGCGTACACCATGGAGTTGCATTACTACTTTTATCCTGAGTCTATTGTGGACGCATCTTCAGGTCAGACTTGGCTTAGTGATAATTTTGATTCGGTGTTGCTATATGGATCGATCCGCGAGGCTTATATCTTCTTGAAGGGTGAGCCGGATATGATTGCGGCTGTGGATAAGATGTACGGTGAAGCGATGGCGCTCCTTAAACAGCTTGGTGATGCTAAAGACCGTCAGGATGCTTATCGTTCTGGTCAGGTTCGGTATCCGGTGAAGTGATATGGCAATCATCCAGACAGCGTGTACAAGTTATAAAGCGGAGCTTGCCCAGGGGTTACACAACTTTACGGCGACAACAGGAAATGTTTTCAAAATCGCTTTGTACCTCTCCTCTGCCACCCTCGGTGCAGATACAACCGTTTACTCATCCGCTGGGGAAGTATCGACGAGTGGAACCAATTACACCGCTGGCGGGATTGCACTCACAAACATCACACCAACGACAAGCGGAACCACCGCTTACTGGTCATTTCAGACAGCTACTTTTAGCAGCGTTACCCTTTCCTGTGCCGGAGCATTGATCTACAATTCCACTAATGGAAACCGTGCAGTATGTGTTCTGAATTTCGGTAGTACGATTACCAAAGTTGCACAGGACTTGGTGATTACATTCCCAGCCGCGTCAGCCACTGACGCAATTCTTCGCATAGAGTAGGAGTAAATCATGAAAGATCACGCAACTAAAGCGGATCGTTTTGAAGCCTCGGTGGTTAATTCTGCTTTGGCGGCGGCGCATACAAAGGTCGGTGGCGTTTTCACCGTAGAGTGTTACGACGCTAATGGTCAGCTTAAATGGAAGGATGACTTCCACAACTTGGTGGTGAACCAAGGTCTAGCTGATATGAACAACAAGTATTTTACCGGCACCACGTATACGGCGACTTGGTATATCGGCTTGATTAATAACGCTGGGTTTTCTGCGTTAGTAGGCACTGATACAGCGGCTCAGATTGGTGGTACAAATGGCTGGGCAGAATTTACGGGCTACTCACAAGCTAACCGTCCCACGTTATCGTTTGGCTCTTCTACCTCATTAGATCCTGCGGTGATTTCAACATCTTCGGCTGCTGTATTCAGCATCACTTCAACAGCGACTATTTACGGCGCGTTTGTTGTGTCAACAAACACCAAGAGCGGAACATCGGGTGTGCTGTTTTCAGAGGGTGCTTTTGCTGCAACCCGCTCAGTGGTTAACGGCGACACATTAAACGTGTCGTATTCATTGTCTAATAACGCTGCATAAGGACGACATCATGCCTGCTGCATTTCATGTTGGTGAGATTGTTAAGGTCAATACGCCAATCCCTGAAGGTCCAGTTCTTCAGATTGGTGTGGATCAACAAGGCAACATCAATTACTTGGTTGAGTTCGTTGAATACGACCAGACGCAACAGCGTTGGTTCAATGAAGATCAGCTCATTGCGGTGACCTAATGGCTTTTGTTGTTGCCAACCGAGTTAAAGAGACCAGCACGACCGCTGGTACAGGCACATTGACGCTTGGTGGTGCCGTAACGGGCTATCAGTCATTTGGCGCTGGGATTGGTAACGGTAACAACACGTATTACACCATTGAAGATCCGATAGCTGGTACGTGGGAAGTTGGGATAGGGACGTACACCTCGTCAGGAACAACGCTATCTAGGGACACGGTCCTTGCGTCAAGCAGTGGGGGATCGCTGGTTAGTTTTGCTGCTAATACGAAGTTTGTGTTTGTAGATTACCCGTCCAATGCTGCGTTCTTTAACTCCCAGGCGTATGCGTGGTTTAACTCGTAGAGGACATCATGGCTGTATTAGTTCTTGATAGCACAGTAAAGACAATCAAGGCGGTGATGTCTGGAGCCGCGACGACAACCAACCCAGACTTTACGGCGCATTACGGTGACTCTAACGGCACAACGTTTTCCAATGGCGAGAATGATGGTGCTTTAAATGGCACAACGCCTGTTACTTTAGTTTCTGCACCGTCTAGTGGATCTCAGCGTACGATTAAGTACATCTCCATTGAGAACCGAGATACCACAGCCAAGACCGTTACGATCTATCTGGATAACAACGGCACTCAAAGAAACATCGCTGTTGTTACGCTTAACCCTGGTGATACATGGTCCACGGATGGTACGTTTGATACCAATGGTTCGTTTAAGCAAGTCTTAGGTACGATCAACGTAACGACTGTCACGGGTACGCTGCCTGTAGGAAATGGTGGAACAGGGGCAACAACACTCACGGCAAACAATGTC